GCATTTTAAAAAAGAGGGAAATCAGAGTATAATACTAGACGAACATCATCAAGAACTGGTTGACAAAGCGAAAAATAATTTTGAGAAATCAAATAACGAATATTTAAAACATCAAACAAGAGCAGATAGTTTAAAAAAAGAATTAACAAATTTAGAAGATGATTATAGAAATAAAATAATAACGGAACTCTCAAACCAGCGAGGTGGTTTATCACCTATGGGAATAGAGCGTGCCTTTGGTGACAAATCACTAGAACAATTGATGAATGAATATTCTGTAGTAGATGAGGTACAGGAAACTAAAAAGGGTGGTTTGGTGAATGGGAGCCCTGGCGCTAAGCCTAGAACAATCACAACAACAACTACAATGATTGGCGAGTTGAATATTACTCATATGAAATCAAATTTGAGTAAAAAAGAAAAAGCAGTTAACGAAGCACAAGAAAAAGCGAAGAAATATGAAGGTGTGGCACTTAGAAAAGAAAAATTTGCACAAGATGAATATTCAAACGCTATTGCTTCTAAGTTGAATACGAACAACCTAAACTTTCAAGAAGTAGGAAGCAAAGTATTCACTGACATTCGAGATATAAATCCTGACGGCAAAAATCTTATACTTGCTGAAGAACTTGGAGAAGATTTAATAAATCGTCTATCCAATTCAGATTATGAAATTATACTTAAAGCACAAGCAAATAATCCAGTCACATTCAGAAGATTAATCCAGGGGATGGAATCAGATTCTAAACCAGTCGCTATAAGTCAAGGAGATGAAACAGAGATTGAGTTAGCGAGAGAAAAATATTACGAAGCAAAGGGTGGTAAGTTGAGCATGATATATGCAGATATGACCATCAAGGGCGACCCTTTTTGGTTAGAAGGATATATACCACCAGCAAAAGAAAAAGAAGTTTTTGGCGATAAAGGCAGTGACTTGAAATGGAATATACATTCAAAACTTAATGGATTTCCTTATCTAGTATTAAAATCGGGTGTCGCAAAGGGCGTTGACGAAAATGAAAACATTAAGACTAGAACACTTGTCTTTAGTTTATACGCAGTAAGAAGTATCACAAGTAATTTTACGAATGGCATGTTTACTCAAAACTTAAGCATGGTAAAATGGACTGAAGCAGAACAATTTACATCTGAGGCTGCCGAGAAAGTTGGAATGGTTGAAGTTGAAGGGAACACAAATTCGCCAGGACATCCATCTAATCAAGGTGGAGTACCCATCGTTGATACAGAAGTAAAGTCTAACTATACAGGACCAACATACACTGGTTCAGATGGCGTTGAACGAGACGGCTTTGGACGTGATATAAATGGATATTACTATGTAGAAGGTCCAGGAAAAATGGAACCGATTGAAGTGACTCAGGAAAGAATGCAAAACGCTATAGCGGCAGAAGGAACTTTACTAGAATGGCTAGATGAACACATCGTAGTACCATCAAAAGAATATTTAGTAAAGAGAAGTGATGAAGCAGAGGCGAAAGAACTTGACGCTTTAAACAACAAATCAGAGAGTATTAAAAACAATCTCAACAAGATTGATACTCCAGTAATTAACTTCGTTAATGATGCACTTATTAGACAAGCAGAAGCGGCACATTATCTTTCGGACTATAAACGTGCGAAAAAAAGTTGCAATAGTGGCAACCAATCTTATTGTGACCAAATAAAAAATTCTCAAAATGACATCTTAGCGCCTTTCGGACTAACTACAAACGATGTAGGAAAGTTAGGAACAGCAACAACAATTAATAATGCGATTAACACATCAATAGCCGGTGGGGCAGTCGTGACTGCACATGAAGTTGCAATGTGGCAACATACTGCTGGAATTTCTCTTAACATTACTGGACATGACCCAGCAGATATAGAACGTAAAGTTAGAGAATTAACAAACGAAAGAACACCAACATATCAGTTTAGTTCACTACCAATGGGAGCAAGCCTAGACAATGCTGTTTTGAATGAAGAAGTGCTACTTAATACTGAAGAAACAGAAGATGTAGTTATTAATGGAACTCCCGACACGTGGGATGAGAAAAAAGCATATGACGACCAAATAAGATATCCAAATTCAAATAACGATTGGAAAAATACTTTTTGGTTTAAAAAACAAGTTGATGAAATTGTAGATGAATCTTGTCCTGAGAAAAAATTTAATCCGAAGACAAGAAGATTAGAGTGTACTGGAATTAAAGAAGGAACACTAATTCCGGATGAAGTAAGTGCAATAAATTCTAAAGCAGGCGAACTTAATACCATCTTACAAAACACAGAATTGTCGGCCGAAGATATAGAAAGACAACAAACGTGGACAAGTGATGCATTTGAAATGCTTAACACCAAATTAAATAAGAAAGACTTAATTATAGGTAATACAGAAAATAAAGCCATGAAATTTGCTTTAAAAGATGCAATTAATTCTTCTGTAGTGGTAGATTCACTCACTGATGACGAGTATCAAAAAGCCGCTGGTTTAGTTGAAGATATCAATGCTATCAATTCGTCAGCAACAGATGGAAGTCATCGTAGTGACTTGACCACTGCTGCCTATGTCGGTCAACTTCAACATGAATTAGAGACCTTATCAGCAGACGCAACTACATCCAGTACAAATCTAAATTCATATTATTTTGATAATGCATATCGAGATGTAGAAGTTAAAAATCTACAAGAACTTGAATTACAGATGGCAATAAAGGACCTTACTCTTCCAGCAGAAACAATGACTGGCGTGGCAACTATAGTAAATTCTGGAACTCCAACTTATATTCCAATAAAAAATCCAGTTGACCAAATTGAAGTCGACCAAGCACCAATCTTGGTAAAAACAGGCATTAATACTGCGGACATTATATTGCCGGGAAGTTTAAAATCAAGATATTCTAAGAATTATGCTGGTGAAGGTATTGGTTGGGCATATGCAATGCAGAATCCTGATAAAGTATCTCAATATAATGAGGCTAAAAAAATATACAAAATACTAGTTAGTAGTGATATTGGAGACATGACTACGGTAACTGATGATTTGGGCAAGGACTTTAAAGTTAAAGACTTTAGTAATATTGCACCAATTACATACACTGATGCAAACGGAGTTTCACAAACAATTAGTAATCCTAGTGCATATTTTGGTATACACACGACTACATACAATGATATAAATCCATCATATGCAAGTGACTATAATGTTTTAATGGGAAAAGTTGCAGATTTATTTCCAGATATCATATCAGGACAAAAGAGCCAACTTATAAATGGCAAACTTCCTAAAGATAATGATGGGTCACTTATGTTAACATTAACAGGCGATAAATTTTATATTGACAAGTAATAAAGGAATTTAACTATGGCAAAAGAAGGAAAATTAGTTGGACAGTTTAGGTCTGCCGCGGCAAACGAAGCATCTCCTATTACTAAGAAATTAGGTAAAGGTATATTTAAAGCCATAACTGTAACAGAAAATTCAAAGGGCGAAAAATTTATTGACCCAACAGGCCAAGGTAGAGTTGCCGCATATATTCCTTCATTAGGTGAAAATGGAGAAGACCCAAGATTTTTTAGACACGCACAAACTGGTGCATTGTTTAATGTTCCAGACAAAACGGGTATTACACTTCTTGTCTTCTTTGCTGATAGTGGTAGTTCAACCGAGGGATTTTGGTTTGCAACATCAACTGATGTAGTTGACATAGTTAGTGGTGGTGCTTCTGGAAAAGCAAAACCCGAAGAAGGTTCTGCAATCGGCACAGGTGTTTTTGCTGATATTCAAACAATGAAAGTTCACAAAACCCAAGATGAGGTAGAACTGGATGATGCAACAATATCAAACAGTGCAACAAATAAAACAGTTGCCGACCAAGGAACATATAGTGATTCTCTAAGAGGAACAACAACTACAACTCCTCGTAGAGATGCCGCATATGACAGAACACAGCATTCTAAAGTTATGGGAATTAAATCATCAGGTGGGTCTTCTTTCTCTATAGATGATGGAAGTGTCGGTGATGACGGAACAATTCATCCCGAGCAAATAAGAATAACGACTTCTTCAGGTGCTGGAGTTATATTAGATGGCGGAAACGATTTTATTTACGTTGTTAATAGTTCTGGTTCTGGATGGGTAGAGATTGGAGCAAGTGGCGAAGTTATGGTATACGCAGAGGGCTCGTTAAATATGAGAACCGAGAAAGACTTCAATGTTAGAGCAGACAAAAATATAAATCTTGAAGCAAAAGAAAACATTAATATTAAGAGTATTGAAGGCAACACTAAAGTTAATTCAGACAAAGAAATACATCTAAGAAGTAAAGGTAATACAATGTTGCAAACTGAAGCAACTCTTAATGTAAATGTTGGAGTTAATGGTTTTGTAACAACTGGTGGTAAATTACACTTGAATGGTCCAACTGCACCAGAGTCAGAACTTATTTTAGTTACAGAACATCCAGATATGCAAGATTTAGCATGTACAATAGTTAAAGATACTATTGTATCTGAAATGCCAACACACGAACCTTTTGTTAGACCTCATTCTAAAAAATTATCAACAAGCCAATTTGCAATAGATTCTGCTAGTAAAGATGGCAAAGATAAAGCGGGAATAAAATAATGATATACGATAAACGTCCAGGCTCACTACTAAATTACATTCAGTTACCATTGCATGTTATAACTGAGAATGGAACATTCTTGGGAACAGGCTATGATGAAAATGATAAACCTACATACATACTATCACATGTAAAAGTAAATTTAGAAAACGTAAAAGATTTAACATTCTCGACAATGAGCAAAGATGCAATTATATTAGATAATAAACCTACACTCACAGTTGAAAATAACGTAGTTGGTTATAATTATAAAATATCTGATACTGAAACAAATTATGGTTATATTACAGTTGCATCTACCCGAATAGATATTACAACTAATAAAATAACAAAAGGAATGGCAGATTTTATCTTAGAGAAACAATTAAGAAATATTGGTAATGTATTAGAAAAGTTTATTAAAGTTAAAATATCACAACCACATTATGATGCACTCTTATATCATTTCTTTAATGAAGGAATTAGTACTATAGAAAATAGTTCGATTGTTGCACTTATAAATGCACAAGACTGGTACTCAATAACAGACGAAATTCAAAAGAATATAAAAGAGAACGGAAAAGTAAACGAAACACTAGCAAATCAAAAGATAAAAACTGCTAAATTGTTTAGTTTTGTTCCGGGATTTTAACGACTTGATATAACTTTATCTGCTAGACCAAATGCTACGGTTTGTTCAGCATCCAAGTAGTTATCACGTTCCATCGCCTCAGTCAATTCATCAAATGTCTTGCCAACCGTATTGTGAGTTACGTAAATTCCAGTTAATCTTTCTTTCATTTTCATAATCTCATCAACTTGAATCTTCATATCAGTTGCTTGTCCACCTGCACCACCACTTGGTTGATGTATCATTGTACGACTGTTTGGCAATACGTGTCGTTTTCCTTTAGCACCAGCCTGAGCAAGTAATGAACCCATTGAACATGCTTGACCCATCACTGTAGTTGCTACTGGACACTTAATAAACTGCATTGTGTCGTAAATTGCCATACCAGATGTCACTGCCCCACCCGGTGAATTGATGTAAAAGTGTATATCTTTGTCTTGATTTTCTGCTTCTAAGAATAATAACTGGGCACAAATCAAGTCTGCTTGGTAATCATTCACTTCACTAGTCAGAAATATGACTCTTTCCTTTAATAGACGAGAGAAAATGTCGTAACTACGTTCTCCATTAGTTGATTGGTCAACGACCATTGGTACTAGATTTGGCATGAATTGTTATCCTTTGATATAATTAATAGTATTATTTAGTACTATAATAACAGAATTGCATCCATTTGTCAATCTAAAACTACGAATATTAAGTGGAGATAAATACATGTGTAATAAACTACAGAGAAAACAAAGTTATGCCATTATTTACAGGTTTTAGTACCAAAAATGCAAATGCGATAAATCACGAGTTACAAGATAAAGACTTGGTGATTGAAGACCTTATGAATCATATCATGACCCGTAGAGGGGAACGTGTGATGTTGCCTACTTATGGGTCAATTATACACGAAATGATATTTGAGCCACTGACTGAAGAAACAACTGAGTTGATTGAAGAAGATTTAACAGACATTATAAATGATGACCCGAGATGCAGTTTTGTTAGCGTTGACATTACTGAATCAGACCATACAGTAAATGCTATATTACGACTTGAAATATTGCCATCAGGCGAACCAGTAGAGTTGAGTATAGACTTAGCAAGAGAATAAAAGAGAGAATATTATGAGCCAAGAACGTACAGATAATTTATTCGCAAGTGAGAGTTGGACAACAGTCTACACTGCTTTCACTAACGTTAGTCTTAAGGCATATGACTTTGACACAATTAGAGCGGCCCTACTAGACTATACAGCCCAGACTTATCCTGAGAAATTTAATGACTTCATAGCAAGTTCAGAATTCATAGCAATTTTAGATTTAGTTGCATATCTAGGACACAGTTTAGCATTTAGACTAGACATGAACACTAGAGAAAACTTTATGGATACTGCTGAACGTAGAGCAAGTATTCTTCAGATGGCTAAAACTTTAGGATATAATAAGACACGCCCAATTAACGCAAAGGGCTTTATGAAGATTTCAAGTGTCACAACTAACGAAGATGTATTAGACAACGAGGGTGTCAGTCTTGCTGGAAAAATTATCAATTGGAACGACAGTAATAATATAGACTGGTATGAAAACTTTATTAGTATCTTAAATTCTTCTTTCTCTGGAACTACCAAAATTCAAAATCCCACATCTAAACTAACAATCGCAGATGTAGAACATTCTTTGTATGAAATTAACGAAGACACAAGTTCAAAGAATATAACCTACCCATTTTCTTCTAATGTAAGTGGAAAATCTAGACAGTTTGAAGCAGTTCGTGTAAAGATTGATTCTGTAACTTCGAACATCTTTGAAGACGAACCAAATTTAAACAATAATTTTACAATTATAAATCGTAATGATAATCTCGGCTCTGCTAGTGATAGAACAGGGTTCTTTGTTTATGCATGTGCTGGACAATTAGGGTTTCAAGATGAAAACTATACTACGACAATTTCAAACAGAACACAATCGATTACAGATATTAATATATCAAACTCGGATGTATGGGTACAAAAACTAGATTCACAAAGAGCATATGTTTCAAGTGTAGTAAAAGCAGACAATGATACACGTGAAACTGCAATTTATAATGCTTTACGAACTGGCTCTGGAGACATTGTAAGTGTCAACTCAATAGAGAACAACCGAATTGAACTGCATTATCCTGATGGTGTGTTTGGTAATGCCGCAACTGGTGTATACAGAACGTGGTATAGAACAGTAGACAATGAAAACTTTACCGTAAACGCAGATGATATTACAAACGAAGTAATAACAATTCCATATACATCTAGTGACAACAGAACATATAGAATAACTTTAACACTAACAAGTACTAGAGATTTCAGTGAGAACTATTCGGGTGAAACTTATGCAAGTATACGCAGAACTGCTCCAAGAAGTTACTACTCACAAGATAGAATGGTCAACGCACAAGATTATAACGTATATCCATTATCTCTTGGAACTAATATTGTTAGAAAAGTCAAAGCAGTAAATACTTCTTTTGCAGGCAATTCTCGTTTTTACGAGATGGATGATGTTCTCGGACATCACTCAAACTTAAGTGTTACTGGTTCAGACGGCTCATTATTTGTTGAAAATGAAACAATAAAGATTCCATTAAGTTACAATAAACTACAAGGTAACAGTGACAACTTTATAAGAAACGAACTTACTAAAGCAATAAAACATCCAAGTTTTTTAAATTCCTTTTTCCACAAATATAGAGGACTTAGTAGTATTTTAGTTTCTATTGCAAAAAATTACACATATGATTCTAGCAATCATATGAAGATTTCAGCATCAACAGTAACAACAGTTATAAATGAAGGCGACATCTTTGAATTGTCTTCGTTGTCTGGAACTACATATGCAAAAGTCATTGCAGTCTCAGGAACTACTTATACCTTAGACAAAGCAATCAAAGAAAATGGAACCATTGTAAACGTAATAAGAGGACTAAGAACTAAATTTACAGAAGCAGAAGTAACATCAATAAAAACCAAGGTTAATAGTTCAGTCGAAGAAACATTTACAATAAAATATGCAATAAAAACAGGTGAAACAAATATATGGGAATGGCAATTACATACAGTAGCAGGCACTCCATCAGAATGTCACGTAGTGTTCAACTATAGTTCTGGTATTAGAGATAATGAATCAGAATATGTAGCAACATTCACAGGCAAAAAGATAGCATTTGAGAGTAGAGACCAAGTCAAGTTCTTCTATGGCAACACCACAGACGTAATTGATAATGAAACTAACTTATCAACAAGAGATGCAATATATCTAAACTATTTAACAACTGGTGGCTCTACAACTAGTGGATATGGTTCTACTGTGGGCGATGTTGTGACTATTGGACAAGCACCAATATCAAACTCAGCAGTATATAATACAACTGGTGCATCGTTTGATGCAATATTCCAATATACAGGAGCAAGAGAATCATACGAGTTTGCTAACAGTAATCCAGCAGTTTCAGGAACAACATACACTCATTCTTTGATATCACCAAATGGTATTGAATATCCATTAGCACCAAGTAATATAATTGCGCCAACGACAGCATCAGGTAAAATTATTGGTGATGCTACAGATTTAGGAAACGGCATAGACAAACTTCAACTAAGAATTGATGACTTATCAGTAATAACAGGATTATCCACAACTGTAGGGTTAGATAGTCCAGTTACAGCATCTTCGGAAACCAATACTTCTCTTTCAAATGTTACTATAAACTATGAAGGTGAACCAGGAGATATAAAAACTTTAGCAAACGCAGACAGTTCTTTTACAACCATCAGTACTAGTAATCTTAATTCTCTTGGCTTTAAAGGAAAAACATCTTTAAGTTATTTTAATGCGGCTTCAACGAGTAGCAATTTTGTTTTTAGAGA